ATAGAATGCCATAGACGCGGTTGACCCTCCGCACGTAGCCCCTGCGATAACTCGGTTGTTATCAAAGGATAGTTTGGCGATACGATACAGACATTGTTTTAACCGCTAAGTCGCTTTGGCCCTTAGTTCTTGAATTTACGGTTTGTAGCCGTAAAAGGGTTATAACACCTAAAGAAATGTATATTTAAATACATATTTACAATAATAACGGGCGAGGCTTGCCGAGCCATAGGAAAGATAATGTGGATACTACCAAAGAATTACCCACTGTCATCGCGTTTTGCGCAGGATATGGTGGAATCGAAAGAGGACTTGACCTTGCGGGGTTTGAACATCGAGTCATCGCTTATGTGGAGATCGAGGCCTTCGCTATTGCGAACTTGGTCAACAAGATGGAAGCAGGGCAGTTACCTCCCGCACCTATTTACACGGATCTTAAAACCTTCCCAGCGCACCTCTTTCGAGACCGCGTTGACCTCATCACTGGAGGTTATCCGTGCCAGCCGTTTTCAGCAGCAGGACAGCGAAAGGGAACCGATGACCCAAGACACTTGTGGCCATTTATACGGCGACACATCGAATCAATTAGACCTGTTCAGTGCTTCTTTGAAAACGTCGAGGGACACATATCGCTTGGACTCTCCTCAGTCATCAGCGATTTGGAAGAAGATGGTTACAGAGCAACGTGGGGAATATTCTCAGCGCGTGAAGTCGGCGCACCTCACCAGAGAAAGCGAGTCTACATCATGGGCGACTCCAAGGGCTTGCAGTGCAATGGCGGCTCAGATAACCGAGAATACAGCAAATGCGAAATATCCAAACCTAGAGACTCAGGTGGCTCAAGACTTGACTTGGGCAACTCCGAACACTATGGATTATCTTCCACAGAGGTCAGAGGAGGCGCTTGCTCGACAAGCAACAACACAGCGCAAAGGCAGGACGCGGCCAGCAAATCTGAGAGAACAAGTAAACCCAATTGCGGTGGCAATTTATCAGGAGCCGAAATCTTGGCCGACAGTGCGGGTAAGTTCAGCGAACGGCGCATCGCAGAAGGAGTTGCAAGCTGGAAACCCGAAGAGGCGATTGGAGGTCGAGGTGCTTTTGAATCCGTGGCCGACACCAACAGCGCATCTTGGCAAGGAGGGGGCTTACCCAGCGGAGTACACGAGGAAAACCCCATCGCTTACAGCAGCGGCAATGGAGTCAGAGCAGAAGCCACACAGCAGTGGCCACCTGAACCCAGAGTGGGTCGAGTGGTTGATGGGTGTGCCGACAGGGTGGACAGGCTTAGACTCTTGGGAAACGGAGTAGTACCACAAACAGCAGCAAAAGCATGGAATATACTTAGTAAAAGATTAAACTAGAACTGTAGGAGGTTCACATGGTACTTATTCCCAATAAAGCTAATCACCAAAAAGCAATGGAGATGGCGACCAACAAAGCATTTAACGGCAAGACAATGTTGGATAATGGTTCTGGTCAATACGCTGGCAACCTAGCTGAGTTGATGTTTAAAGACCTTCTTGATGAGCAATACCTTGAGTACGACTACACGGCAGCAACTAGCTTTCACTTTGATTTCAAGATAGGCAAAGCAACTGTTGACCTAAAGGCCAAGCAAAGGACTGTTGATTGTCAAGCTAGTTACGATACTCATGTCAACCTTTACCAGAAAGATTACCCCTGCCATTATTACATCTTTGCAAGCGTCTTAATCCCAAAGGGTGAGAAGCTGGCAACGAAGGTTCAGTTTATGGGGTGGTGCAGTAAAGAAGACTACTGGGCGACTTGTGAGATAAAGAGAAAGGGCCAGAACTCTGATGGGCTGATAGAGCGAGAAGATGGCGGCAAGAAGAAGTACCATGATCTAAAGCCAATGTCTTTATTTATGGCAAATATTGAGAAGCACTTATATCAATTAGCATTTGGGGATTAACATGAAGCTAATAAAGAATGAAACATGGGAGCCAGAAGAAGGCGACATCATACAATGGCAGCGAGCTTATCAGGCTGTCAATGTACACAAGGAACTTTTAGCTATGGAGTCTTGGCTGGACGCTAACCCTACCAGACGAAAGACCAAGACTGGTATTAAACGATTTGTGAATAGCTGGCTTGCGCGAGCGCAGAACCAAGGCGGTTCAAGCCCAATGGCAAAGTCTATTAAGAGCAATAGCATAAGGGCAAGGACGATTGATGAGAGCCTGACCGACATCACATGGCTCGACCCAGAAGATCAGGTTGCGATGAAGGATTATTATCTAAAGACTCGAGGCTATTATTTCGACGGAGCAATGCAGAATGGATAGAAGGTTAAGTGGTAAACAGCCGACAAAGTACGAGTTTAAAGGTGAACACGAAAACCTGATAACAGGAAGGTTTTATACGTTGCGCGAAGTGTCTGAGATCATCGGCGTAAACAACAAGACCATGCACAGCAGAATGCGCAACAAACCATTCTTAACCGACAGGGAAGTTAGTGGTACCAAGTCTCAGTATTACTATGTAAGAAATGGGGTAGTGGCTCAAGAGCATATTCACCGTCTGGAAACTCACGAACAAAAGATGTCAGATGCTTGGCTAAGGAAGAAGCTGACATGAGCCAAGGCGATTTTGTTATTGTTAAAGACAAAGTAGAACTTGAGAAACGGCTTCCGTTTATTCTTAAAAGACTGGAAGGCTGGGACTACACACAGCCTCTCTGTTTAAAATTTGAGCAGTACGATAACCCAAGAACCCTAAGCCAGAATGCTTTGTTTCATATCTGGTGCAAGGAGATGTCGGACGTTTTCATAAAGAAGATTCATGACGCTACGCCAGATGGCGTTAAGTGGATGATGAAAAGCAAGTTCTTAGGCACTCAAGATATTAAGGTAGGTCAAACGGAACTGTTAAACCAAGTCAGGAGTTCGTCAAAGCTGACTAAGGGGGAGATGGTTTACTTCATGGATCAGGTGTATCAGTGGGCTTCTGAAAGAGATGTGTTTTTATCCTTGCCCCAGTACAATGAGTACACTGAACTAAAACGAAAACAGGACAAATAACATGGCTCATATTGACCATAGATTATTGTACGACTTTGTAACCACTGACCGACAAAGGGAGATGCTTGACGCTATCATCACTCACGGCTCACACAGGAAAGCAGCAAAGGTTTTAAATATCAATTCAAGGACGATTGATAAAGCCATTAAATCATTGGAGATAAGAGCAGCCTCTCAAGGTGTTGCCCCTCACAGGGATGTAAACCGGCAAACGATGGAAGGCTTCGAGGCTAAGAGAGTTTCTACCGCTTACAAGGAAGATGGCTCTATAGCATTGCAGTGGGTCATTCAAGAGCCTGAAAAGCGCAGTATGCAGCAAAAGCTCGATGCCATGATGGAAGGCATGAAGGAAGATCTGGAAGGCTTTAAACAGCCATTAAAGCCGCCTAACGAGGTTGATACTGATTACCTTGCTATGTACATGATAGGCGACCACCACTTCGGCATGTTGGCCGATAGCGAAACCAAAGTTGACGATGACGACTGGGACATTAAGATTGCCACCAAGACACTAAGCCAGTCAATCGACAGGCTATCAAACAGGGTTGGCAATGCACATACGGGAGTTCTTCTAAACGTAGGCGATTTCTTTCACGCAGACAGCAGCTTTAATACCACTACCAAAGGCACTCCGGTTGATGTAGATACACGGATCGGCAAGACATTTAAGTTAGCTGGCAGACTGTTTAACCTGTTAATAGACAAGATGCTGCAAGTTCACCAACATGTGGTAATCGTAAACGTAAGAGGTAATCACGATCACGATATGGCATGCCACCTATCCAGTTGCCTTGACCTGCTATACCGAAAAGAGCCTCGCGTTGAAATAATCAAAAACTACTCCAAATTTATAAGTTACACATGGAACAATAACCTATTCGTTTTTCATCACGGCGACAGGATAAAACACGAGCAAATCCTACAGACTGTAATTAAGAACCTAGACGATGAATGGGCAAACTGTAAGAATAGATACTGCCATTTGGGGCATATCCACCACCACACCGCCAGGGAAGTAGGTTCTATGCACTTTGAACATTGGGGTAGTCTTACTGCTACTGACCAATGGCATAGCGACTCAGGCTATGGCGCAGAACGGTCGATGACGGCAGTTGTCTACCACAAACAGTACGGCGAAGATTCGCGGGTCAAAATAACAGTTGAGGCGTTAGATGAGTAATGTATATAAATTTCCTAGCAAGAACACTAACGTGCATCGAATGTTTTGTGACAATTGTCTTTGCATTCTTGAATATTGGGTTGGTGATGACGATTCTGCTTATGGTATGTGTCCGAGATGCAATCTTAGCTCCCCTGACATGGTGCAAGTTGAAATTGGGGAAGATGAATGAGCGCACTTGATGAGCAGGTCGGCGGCGACCACTACAAGAACAAAGCGATACAGCCAATAGAATACATCATGGCTAACGAAATGGATTTCTGTGAGGGCAACGTGGTTAAGTACATCACTCGGTGGAAGGATAAGGGCGGCGTTGAGTCGCTTAGAAAGATCAAACAGTACGTTGACTTCCTAATAGAGCGGGAGCTAAAAAATGGCGATTAAGCGAGATGCAGCAGATAGGTGGTTCAGTGATGTGATTCGCCAGAAGGCGGGCTACCAGTGCGAACACTGCGGTAAGCAAGACGGAAGGATGGAATCGGCCCACCTGTATGGCCGGTCAGCCAAGTCCGTCCGCTGGTCTTTGGATAATGCGGTTTGCCTATGCCATTACTGTCACCGAACTTTTACGGCCAACCCGCTTGACTTCACCATCTTCCTACAGAAGTACAAAGGACAAGGACATCTTGATATTCTCAGGGAAAAGTGGCAAGTGCTGATGCCTACGACCAAGAAGCTGAGGGCTGAAATAGCCAGTCACTACAAGGAAGAACACAAGAAGATGCTTGCCGATGATACCTATGAGCCAGTTTCTTATAATTAAATTCATTTATTTGTATCAAAATGCTTTACAACGTCAAGGGAAAGCCCCATAGTATCACCTCATTCAACGAAACGGGATTTACACCATGGAATACAAGATTGATCAAGAAGTCTGGGTAAAATGCGCTGGTACTGATACTTGGGTTATTGGAGTTGTTACTGGACAAACAGCCAAGCGAATTAAAGTTTATAACGAAGTCCGAAACTTAGAAGGACTTTATGCACCTTCTAGCGTCAAAGCAAAGTAATTAAGCCAGCCCCTTCGGGGGCATTCAAACCAAGGGGAAAAACATGAACACATTTTTAAACTTAGTAAACGCAATACCAACGCCAGCCAAGGTTGCCATTCTGGTAGCTCTGTATTTGATCGCAAGCACTATGGAATACAACGACTGCATCAACATGGGGGTGTGCTAATGCGCTTAGATAAATTTGTAGACAAATGCTTTATTGAAAACCAGAACTGGGACGGCCATCTGATTAGCGTTTCTGATGACCTTAAAGAAGAAATCTGCCTGATGTGGCTGACAGAGCACATGTCATGGTGCGAAGATGTATTTGCTGCCTATGAGCAGGACTCTTACGAGACGCTGCTGCTTGACCTGTATGACAAGAGGGACGGAACGTTTGCCTCAAAGACAGTAATAAACGCTGCATTGCGATACGTTACAGGCGATCTGCCGATGCAGGATTACGAGGACGACTGCTTCTACAGCGTAGCCCTTGACTACTTTAAGAAAGAACTTTACACAATGTCACCGCTAGACTTTGACGAATGGTACAGAGGCGGGATATACCTTTACCTTGAAATCAGACTGAGCGAGCTAGTGATGGACGCTTACATCAAAGCAGTCAACCCAGAGGAGTTTTAGTTATGGATATGGTAGAAGTATTCAACAAAGTAGAAGCGCATTTGTTGGCGCAAGGTGTGAAGTCTATTAGAAAGCAGTCTGAATACATGTGCGCCTATAGAGGAACAGGCGGTCTGAGCTGCGCCGTAGGCTGTTTAATTAAAGACGAGGCTTACAATAAAGGTTTAGAAGGCATAGCTATGTGGGCAGATGAAAAGGAAGAAGATCGCCAAACGCTACTTGAAGAAGCGTTAATAAATTCTGGCATTGATCTAAAGCCAACAACAACTCACATGCTTAGCGACCTTCAGTATTTACATGATCGAAAAAATCCAAAAGACTGGAAGCAGGAACTACAAAAGCTGAGGGTTAAATACTTTGGCATCGACACATCAAACACATGTGACGAAAAAACTGCAATTGATCGACATAACAACTAACAAACAGATGGGGTTAAATTATGATTAGTTTTATTTTGACTTTAGTGATTGGTGGTTTCTTACTGTATGGCACTTACTTGATTGTGGAAGATAAGCAGGCAGAGTGGGAATTGAGGAAGAAGATACGGGAAGCCAACAAGATGGCAGATCGTTTCATTAAACAGACACAAGCCAACAATAAGAAACAAAAGTTTTAGATCGAGGTTTCCCCTGACCTTTTGAGCAGGACTAGCCCACCTGTGATCGCAACGGGCTACTATACCCAGACAGGCATAAGCGATATGCAAAACAGTCATTATTCAGCCAAGGCAGTAATCACTATAATGCCGCTCCAACTTAGAGAGAGGTGTAAGGTGATACTGTACGGCATAGTGGTGACAATCGTTGGACTTATGGCAATAGCAAAGGACGACATTAAAACAGCCCCTTAATTGGGGCTTTTTATTAGGTGCGAAAATACGGACTT